AATCAAAAAGCAAGATTTGGTGCAAGTCAAGACCTACAAATCTATCACAATGGCAGTAATAGTTTTATACAAGATTCAGGTACAGGTGAATTAAGAATACTAGCAAGTACATTAAGTGTTAGAAATTCAGGTGATACTGAGTTAATGATAACAGCTATTGAAGATGGTGCTGTAAATTTATATCACGATAACTCTAAAAAGTTTGAAACTACAAGTACAGGAGTTAGTGTTACAGGGAATGTGGTTGCAAGTGGAGATGGAAGTTTTGCAGGTGGGGATATTACAATAGGTGGTTCTGCTGCAAAAATATCAGGTACAAGTGGTGGGCAAGTAAGTGTCAATTACAATACTACATCAAATCAACCTTTTATATTTTATGGTGGTGGTTCTTCTGAACAATTTAAAGTTACAAACACAGGAGATGTTACAATAGCAGGAAGCACAACAATAGCAGGAGATTTAACAGTCAATGGTACAACTACAACTGTAAATACATCAACACTTGCAGTAGAAGATCCTTTGATCTCATTGGCAAAAGACAATTCAGCTAATTCAGTAGATATTGGTTTTTATGGTAGGT